GTTTTTTTTCAGTATCCTCATTGTCCTGTCAGGGTCGTTTTTCTTTTGTTTATTAGTCCCGTAAGTTATTGTTACATCGCTCTCCGCATCGGGATTTATTGTTAAATAATTATGCGCTGCCCCCTTCCAGTATATTTTCCCGGGGTCGTTACGGTAAAGTCGGGGTTGATAATGAGTTTCGCCTGTGTCTTGTGATACACAACGAACCATCACGGCATCAGATTCATACATTCTTAATTTTTCAATACCTCCCTTTTCGAGTACCTCGTCGGCATCAATTGTTAAGATATGGGTTCCTGTGCAATATTTTAAAACGTAATTGCGAGCCTCAGCGAAGTTATCATTCCATTTATACTCGTTTTCTATGTACTTATCTGTATACTTTAAAGCGACTTCCCTTGTTTTGTCTGTGCTTCCTGTATCTAAGACAACAATTTCATCTGCCTGTTTTACGCTCTCCAAGCATTTACCAAGAACATCATCTGAGTTGCGCACTATCATTGCAACGCTTATCCGTGTTCTACCCATAGCGGGTAATGTTTTCAGTTTTTCCATAATGTCAACTGGTATGTTTATAGTTTCAAGTGTTTTATTTGTCTCAAAAAATGGAGGAGAGATTTTTTCAAAGTACATAGCACGGTTGAAAGATATCGTATTTCTCCCCGATGTACTCACGCCGGCATACTTGTTTTCGTCAAGGTACCGTGTTTTTACGCCCGCAGTTGTGAATATAAAATTATCTATTCCTTTCCGTTTGTCGCTATCAGGGATATTACAAAGTAAATCCGTTTTGATAGCCATGTTAAAATTAGTTACTTCACGACCTAAAGATAACCCGTCATACTCGATAAGTTTTTTATGAGCAAAAGAGTATTGATAAGCAAAACGGGTGTCGTACCAATCAAAGCCGTTCATTAACTTACTTGTTGCTTCAATCCTTTCAGGAAAAGAAAAGTCATCAGAGGCTTGCAATAAAAATATATCACCACTTGCTTCTTGCGCCATTCTTTTCCATTTCATTACTAAAGGGGTTCTCTCAGGTGAGTAAATGTATTTTATACCTGTACATCCGGCTTTTTTTAGGCTGTCCATATAAGCATTAAAATAAGCTTCTGTACATTCGTTGTCGCTTTTGCACTCCATTACAATTAACTCCCATTCGCAGGCAGTTACTTGTCTTATCAGGCTTTCCATTGCAAGCCAGACAATGTCTTTAGAGTTCCATATTGGTAATCCCACAGAAAGCATCACATCGCCCTTTTAATTGCTAAATCAGCATCCATCCTGTATGCTTTCTTTTTAGCTAATTTTGCGCTACGTTCGTCACGTATATTATAAGAAAATGACTTCACAATGTTGTCATCAAAAACAACCTCATACCTATTGCCTTTTTTACGTACCATTTTAGTAATCAATTAAGTTTTCAGCGTTTCCAAGTTCATCCTCTTTGATCTTTTCAAGTTCATCAGTCGAGTTAGTAACGTAAGGGTTATATTTAACTGCTGTTTCACGACTTATTATAGCCCGCCCGCCGCCCATTGCTTGAGCAAGGCTTTGGACAATCTCTGCATCATTACCGGGCATATAGAACCTAAATTCAGGTGTTAAGTTAATCATTTCAGTAGCTTCTTTCAGCGATGGGTCAATCACACTTACACAAGCTTTTAGTAAATTAAGCCGACGTTGTATTCCTTCCCCTATTATTTCTTGATGTTTTAAAGCTTTATGCTCAGGATCAAGGAACATTAATTTAAGAGCCGTTCCGCTTGCATTTCCTATGCCTTTCATTTCACTCCATGAATGATTCGCTGTTTGTGTCATTGAGAAGATGAAGTTTGTTAGTGTATCAATTTCAAGCTTTATAGCTTCCGGAGCCTGATCCCACGTTAAATACTTAACCTCTGCGTCTTCTTGTAAAATTATCATTTTGCCTGATTCTCCCTTCTCTGCGAATCCTTGAACAACGCCCTTTACCAAAACCATCGGAGATGCAAAGTAATCATTCTGATCTGCAAAATTACTTATAAGCACTTCAAGTCTCTCAATTGCACTTTGAACGTCTTTCCATTCAGGGTCAGGCTGAGAGTAATAAATAACCGGTATTTTACCGATTTCATTTTGTGTGTTTTTTATTTCCTTCCACCTACCATCGTCTTTTCGATAGTTTATTATCCGTTCTGCTGTATAAACATCAAAATACTCTTTGCCATTTACCGAGTATTTGCGTGAAAAGGCATCCATGTCGCCATAAACGTTAAAATGAGGGAATAGTTCATCGCCATTTGAATAACTAAGAATCTGCATTCGCATCCTTTTAGTTAGCTTCTTACTTAAGTTTAACTTTTTAAGCAGTTTAGTCCAGGCGTTGGCTTCATCGGTCAAGTACCAAAGTTCAGCAACTTCGGTTTCGGAAAATAATGTCCTTGTTATTTTGCGGGTTTTATAGTCCATTTTAGTATCATAACTGATCTGCTGAACCATTTTATACACTCGTTCCTCGTTGTCGTTCTCTGCATCTGACACAATCAACACACCTTCACCAATTAAGAATGTCGCAGCCCTGTCAACAATAATTTTTTGAAACGGTAATGCAATACGGGTTACGTCCTGTACAACTAACGTTTCTTCCCCATTTACACTCTTGTTTATTATCTTTTTTGGGCGAATAGTGGTATCATGTATTGCATGGGTTTCAGGGTTGTACTGGTTAAGGAACTCCGCAAAGTCCTTATCCTCTCTTTTTGACAATTCCGGGATTAAATCATGCACCGGTAATTGTAATATTTCTTGTATTTCCATTTTTAATAAAATATGTTTTGTAATTGTTTAATATCTTGTTTTTTATTTGCTATATTACTTAAAGCATATCTTGTTGCATCAATAGCATGATTCCACATGTCTATAGGTTTATTTGTTTTCTCTCCTGTTTTGTCAACTACCCAGCTGTAATTTCTTAATTCTTTTATAAGATTTATGCTTCTTTTTGTAACGTGTAGTCTGTATGTTTTTATTTTATCAATTCCTGATATTATGCTATCTGCTCCTTTAACAGACGGCTTCACGTTATATCCATGTCTTTTAATTTCCTCAATACTTTTCGGCTCCGCAGAATCTGCATATATTTCATCATATTGTTTCTTTACACCTGCAAGATTAAGAAATTTAGCAATATCCGTATTTAACATTTCTTTCCTATAAAGCATTTCATCAACAAACAAACATTCGTCTTTTATGCCAACTTTTACTATTGCGGTAGGGTCATTAGTGTATCCGAAATCTATTCCGAACCTTAATATTTTAACATCAGGAAATTCATCTACCTGCACAAATTCTGTGAACACCAATCCTTCATAGATACCATATTCACAATCAATATGTATTCTACGAAAATTAGCGTCTCTTTCTGCCCTTTTAGATATTCTTTCTTTTTCATAATCTGGTAAAAACGGGTTATCTAAATAATTTGAATTAATAATTATATGCTTATCGTAATTCAACAACCATTTTTCAAGCCAAAATTGAGATGTTGGGTTAAAATCTGCATATATATATTCACTCCTACGAGCCATTTCATCCCAAACATCAAGTTTTAAGTTGTTTATTTCATTGCCATATAAAACATGTCGTCTTGCTCCTATTGCCTTTCCTATTCTATCGCTTGAGAAAAATTCAAATATATTGCCATTCTTAAATTTATAAGTGTGATCTGATTTGTTTATATTTACTTCAATTAATTTATTTGTTCTTATTAGTATCTCATCCATATAACGCATTACCCCGATTTTTAAATGAGGTAAGCTCTCTGATATAATTGTGATTATTTTATTTTTATTGAACGTATTAAAGTAAGTTATTAGAAAAAGCATTAACTCATATGATTTACCTGACCCTGTTCCGCCTTTATGAATGATTATTTTATAACCATCCTCATAAGCCTGCCCGGTTTCTTGATAAACTTTGCTATAATACAATTCATTTGTCATTCTTCTTTGCCTTAAACGGTTGAATATTGAAAATTATCTTTTCCCCATCCGTAGTAACATCCACGTCCTGTTTTACTTTCCCGTAATACCTATCAAGTAATTCCCTCGCTGCTGCTGTATCGCCTTTTATTGCACGTATCATTAATCCTCTTAAAATAGCCTCTGCTCCTGATATCCCGTTTTTTTCCTCTGAGAGTATCTTAGCTATTAACTCCCTAACTTCAGGAAGTACAGGCGGCCGGCCTTTTTTATTGATGTTTTCCGGCCGCTTATCAAAACCTTTTCCTTTTATATTTTCTGGATTTGGCATCGTTGTTTATTCGTTGTTATCCCGCAAATTTAAGCAAATCCTTTTTAATTAAGTGTGGTTTATTTTTCAACACTTTTTTTACATCATTGTAAAAATCAGTATAATTATACATGTCTGTAATTACTTTCAGTGCCTCTATTGTATTAACAACAGGTTCTATTGATATCCAAGTTTATTGGCTTTTTACCGCTTCATACCTGCTTTGAATTGATGGTGCGCCTACTTTTCCCATTGTTGAATATTTTTTGCTAATTTACAATAAATATTTAAAACAAGGTTATTTTTATTAAAATTTATTCTAAATAAAAAAACCGGAAGTTTCCCCCCGGTTGCATTTCTAATTATTAACACACTTTAAAAACCAAACCTGCCAAGCCTTACCTTACCAGACCACACCCCACCGTACCTGCCGTGATTTAATGGGGTTTAAACCTGTGAACTACCAAGGGCGCAATCCCTTTAACTTCAAACTCTGCTACCTGAAAATCAGGCGCTTTAATTGTTACTTGTTTTGTCCTCATTGTTTTTGGTTTTTATTATGTTTTGTTATTCTCATA